TCTGACCCATGAACCAACCCCACAGCAACCCGCTGATGCCGAACGCCGTCCCGGGCGCAGGGCTCCCCCCGGCCCAACGGCCACGCAAGGCCCCGCCGCCGCCCGTGCAGCGCGGCCCGCAGACCCCCCTCGCCATCCCGGTCGAGGTGCAGCGCACCTTCTTCCGCACCGCCAGCCTGATGCTGCGGAACTCGAGCCTCGCCTACAGGCTCGACCCCAACTACCAGGCCATGATGCGGGCCGACGCCGACATCGAGGGCGTCCTCCGCAGCCTCCTCGTCACCCTCGCCGGCCTCGAGTGGGCCGTCGTGGCCGATGACGAGGAGAACCCCCGCCAGGTCGAGCTCGCCCGCCGCCTGACGGCAATCGTCAACGACATCCCCCGCCGCAGCGACCTCTTCCGCCACCTCCACGAGGCGGTCTGGTACGGAGTCAGCGCCGCGAACATCGTCTACGACCGCGACCCCCTGACGGGCGTCCGCGTCCGCGAGTGGTTCCCCTTCGCCTCCGACACCCTCGCCTTCGACCAGTACGGCAACGTCGCCATGCGGGTCGGCAGCGCCTACATCAACGAGCCAAGCGTCACCGACCTCGGGTTCGACTCCCTCGTCCACCTCTTTGACGAGAACGAGCGCCGCGCCCTCGTCCTGCACCGGGTCTTCACCGCCGCCCCCAACTTCATCGACCCGAACACCTCCGAGGCCGTCTACCGGGGCGTGGGCGCACGCGACGTCTGCTGGTACATCTGGCTCCTCAAGCAGGAAGTGCTCCAGAACGCTGCCGCCTACGCCGAGCGGTACGCCCTGGGCATCCGCGTCGGGTACTACCCCTCGGGTAACGACGCCGCCAAGAGCGAGATGCTCACGGTGCTCCAGAACCTCGTGAACGACAACAGCGTCGTCCTGCCCCGCACCGGGCCGAACGAGAGCCTCTACGACATCGACATCAAGGACGCCAACGCCGGCCGCGCCCAGATCTTCATGGAGATGGTGAACTGGCTTTCGGGCAAGCTCAAGGAGGCGATCCTCGGGCAGTCGCTCTCGAGCCAGGCCGGGTCCACGGGCCTCGGGTCGGGGGTCGCCGACCTCCACGCCGACACCCTCTCCCGCGTCATCCGCTACCACGCCGACGCACTCGCCGAGAGCTTCACCACCGACGTCCTGCGCGTGATCGCCGGGATGCTCGGCGCGACCGAGGAGGAGGCTCGGGCCGTCAAGTTCCAGTTCGCCCCCGAGCGCCCCAACGCCAAGGAGCGCCTCGAGGCCGTGCGGAGCTTCGTCGAGATGGGCGGCCGCGTGGCCGAGCGCGAGGTCCGCGACCTCCTCGGCCTGTCGGAGCCTGAGGACGGGGAGGCCATCCTCTCCACCTCGCAGGGCGCGCCCGCCGGCGGGGCGGCAGACAACCCCCTCGCCGCCCTCCTGGGCAAGGGCAACGAGCCCGACGAGGGCGAGGAACCCGCCCCCGAGGCACCCAAGGTCGTGAGCCTCCGCAAGCGCAAGCGATGAAGCGGGACGCGCTTGACAAGCACCTGCGCCGCGTCCTGCGCGAGGCGCAGCGGTCGTACCGCACGGCCCTCGCCGCCCAGGTGCGCGGCAACGACGACCCCGCCCTCTGGGACGCCTTCAGCGAGGCCGCCTCGGCCCTCCTGCTGGCCTCCTGGCTTGCCGGGGCGTCCGGGGCCGTCCGACGCGCCAAGATCCCCGCCGCCGCCCTCGAGGGCATCATCGACGGCAAGGAGCCGATGACCTTCGCCCAGCCCGCCCTGCGGCTCGACGGCTTCGGGGCCAAGTGGATGCGGCCCATCGCCAACTGGTTCCGCCGGCGCGTGCCCATCAGCCGCCAGGACTGGGAGGTGCTCATCGAGGCCGCCCGCCGCAGCGCCCGGGACGTCGGCGACCACGAGCGGCAGAACGCCCTCCCCGACCTCCGAAAGCGCAGCCCCGTCCTCGACGGCCTCCTGCGGGGCATCGTCAGCCGCCCCCAGAAGGGGGGGGTCACGACCGTCAAGCGCATCACGACCGACACGTTCTTCGTGACCGGGATGACCCCCGCCCAGACGGCCAAGACGCAGGAGCTGATCGCCCGCGTCATCGAGGAGCGACCGGGCAAGAGCACGGTGGGGAAGCTCATCAAGACCATGAACCTCGGGGACTTCGTGACGACCACGCAGGCGGTCACCGGGACCGACCTGACGGCGGCGCGCCTCGAGACGGTGCTTCGGACCAACACGAACCGGGCGGCCACCGAGGGCGCGGCCGAGGTGCTGCGCGACGAGACGGTGCAGGCGTTCGTCCCCCTGGTCGAGTACAGCGCGACGATGGACCGCCGCACCCGCGAGACGCACAAGGGCCTCGACGGCTACGTCGGCACCATGCAGGACTTCGACCGAATGGGGATCGCCCCGCCCTGCGGGTTCAACTGCCGCTGCGCGCTCATCCCGGTGTCGGCCGCCGAGGCGATTGACCGGGGCTTCACGCGCCCGAACGGGACGCTCGACTACGCCGCCATCCGCCGGCACAACGGGGCGCGGCAGAAGCTCATCGACGCCCGCCAGATGCCCGATCCGGGCTTCGTGAATGCGTGACTCGCCTTCGTGAACGGTAGGATGCCCGCGTGGCCGACGTCGACCTGACCCCCACCGCCGAGATGGCCCGGAACGCGGCGCGCGGCCTCGAGCTGCGCCGCAAGGAAAGGAACGTGATGAGCAAGAAGCGCAAGGCGATCATGGAGCGGCTGGGCATGGCGGCGATGAATGACCGCCCCGACGCGAAGGCGAAGATGGGGAAGGCGTCCGACGCGCTGAACTACATCAAGAACAGCATCGCCAGCGGCAAGACCGTGTATGTGACGGCAGGAAACCGGATCACGAAGGTGACTCCGAAGGCATACGAAAAGTGGGAGGCGTCCGGCAGGCCGCTGTTCAAACTCGGCGGCGACGGTGCGCTGCTCATGGCAAGCGGATCGTCCTATGTTCGGCTGACGATGGGCGATGACATGATGCTTGCAAGCATCACGGCGATGTCCCGCCCCGGCGCGAAGGCGAAGATGGCGATGACGCCCATCCATGTGACGGAAGCGGAGTACGCCGCGCTTGCCGCCCGCGATGCCGTCAGCCGAAAGATCCTTGGGGACTCGCGGTACCAGATCACCCCGTCCGACCGTGCCATCCGAGCTGCGGGCGATGCGGCGTACAAGACCGCGCTGGCCCGTCACAACGCTTGGGACAAGGCATGGCGCGATGCTCCCAACGATGCTGCGCGTGCGGAAGTCGAGGCACGGGCAAAGGCGGCGGAAGCCGGGATGCGCGTGTATCGAGGAAGCCGCTCCGGCGCGAAGGCGAAGTTTGCCGTGACCATCACCGGACGGCAGGGACGCCAGCCGGGAATCCCTGGCGGGTGGCTGACCGGAAGTTGGGACGGCGGGAAGTGGGCTGCGCTCGTTTTTGCGGAAGGATCAGAGGTGTATGGCTTGCCCGAGTTCCGCAACATCAGCAAGTTGTGGATCGCTGACACGAAGGGCAAGGAAATCGTGAACTATGACCGTGGCTGGGATGTCAAGCCTGCAACTCCAGAAGCGCGACAGGCGTTCATGGAAATCGGGCGAGTCGCATCGGCAGAGGCATCGAAAATGCCCGCCTCCCGCCCCGGCGCGAAGGCGAAGATGGGGCGAGCCGAGGAGCAAATGCTTGCCCGTCTTGAGAAAGAACTTCAAGAACTGGGGTATCGGCCATCCAATGAGCCGGGTCTTGCGGAGCGTATGAACGCCATTCGACGGGAAATCAAACTGCTCAAGCAATCCGTCCGCGCCTCCCGCCCCGGCGCGAAGGTGCGCGCAGCCTTGGCCGACGCCTGCTGGGAGGGCTACGAGGCCGTGGGAACCAAGCCCCAGGACGGCAAGACCGTCCCCAACTGCGTCCCCAAGATGAAGGCCGGCAGAGCGGAAGACCTCTACCGCAAGCTCTCAGGCGGCACCATCACCAACGCCAACGTCCGCGAGTGGGACCGCCTCGTCACCGAGGCCCTGCGGATGCCTGACTTCACGCCCCCGGGCGGCGACATGAGCCTGCACGAGATCGCCGAAGATCTCGGCGGCGAGATCATGGCCCTCAAGTCACGCGCCGCGAAGGCGCAGGCCGCCAAGGACACGATGGCTGCAGCGACCCCGCACAAGGTCACCGTGACAGACAAGGCCGGAACGGCGCGCACTTACATGGTTTCGGATCGCGTGCGCCGAAGCATTGAAGGAACCAAGAAACAGGCCGAAGCACGAGGAACCGCGCCCGCCTATGACGATGTCATCCGCCTCGGGATCAAGATGGGCGAGGTTGTAGAGGCATCCAAGGCCAAGGCCGAGAAGCCCGCCGAGGGCGACCTCGAGCGCGAGGACGTCAAGGCCGGACTCAAGCTCATGTCCGCATCCGACCCCGCAGTCAGCGACAAGATCCGTACCCTCATCGCAGAGGGCAAGCCGCAGGACCAGGCAGTCGCCATCGCGCTCGACATGAAGCGCCGAGGAGAACTCTGA